TAATACTATGTTTTAATACCTGTGTCAACTGATGTTGAACCAGAGAAGAAATTATTAATAACTTTTTTTAATTCTTTATCTATTTCTTCTGACGTTTTATGAGAAGCTATTAACTTCTTAGACATATCTGTTATTTTCTCTTGAGTATCTTTATGTAATTCAAAAGAACTTTTTATTTGTTTTTGTTTTTTCTCCCTATCAAATTGCATAGCTTTGTTTCGGGATTGCACAAAATCATGTGCGTCTGTTTGTTCTGCCATTAGTTTCTCCTTTGTTTGATATGTATTCATAATACCATAGTGTATTTGCTGTGTCAAGGGGGTAAATAAAAAACCCTACCAATGCTACTCGCAAAGATAGGGTAAAATTTATTAGAATATTAAATTTTGTATTAAGGCTATTATTGGCAATACCACAAGTATAACAAATGGTATCGCCAAAAATAAAGTATATAAAATAGTCATAATTGATTTCTCCTTTCTTTTTTATATATACTCACGATATTACACATATTAGGTGGTGTCAAGCTGTATGCCAATGTTTCTAGTGTCTTCCAAAATTAAATATTTATTTTCTACCATGCCAATGTTTCTAGTGTCTTCTATAATTAAATAATATTTTTTTTTCGTGTAAGAGTTGTACAACTTTTAATTGAATAGAACAAAGCATGAACAGAATTACGTGGGAATTTGTTCTCTTAATGTTCTAAATGAGCTCAAAATGTTCTCGTAATGTTCTAAATGAGCTCTAAAAGAACAAAGCATGAACACAAGCAGATCCGTTGTGGCATATTTGCAACACATAGGTGTGCTATATTTATCACACATATTACAACTTGTGGGTGTGTGGATAACTTTAAATAAAATTTGACACTTATATGAAAAAAATGTTATAAAGAGGAAGTTTAAATTAACCAATAAATAAAGGAAGTTATGAACACAATAACAAAAAATGAAGAAGTAAAAAAAGAGGTATCAATAAAAAATGATACTTCAATTAAAACGTGGGCTATGGTGCAAGACGTTGCAAATAGTGAAATAAAAGCCAATGGGAAAATGTTGTATATTTTCAAGAATTTTATGAAAATGTATGAAGACCAACAATTAGATGTTTCAAAATATTTTGATGAAAAAGCAAATGATAAAAATTTGTCATCAATTTTATTTGATACTTCTGGAGAAAGAAAAACATTAATTGCGAAAGATTTTTCTACTTTCACAAATAAGGTTTTAATTCCATCATTAGGTCAAAACCTTTTAAATTTTCAAACAGAGTTTGAATATGAATATAAGGCTTTAGAACAAATTAGCCCTGTTGTTTTATTTGGACTTGCCAACAGAAAATGGCTTGATCTTGATAAAATGCTTGTTGAAAATGAAAATAAAAAAATCCCAGTTGAAATTTGTTTGGATTGGAATGTTTTCACTTTTAAAAATATAAAGTCAGAGAATGAGCAAGTTTTCAGACATAATTTGTGTAAGAGTTTGTTTTCAGAAAAGGAACACGGAAAACATTATTATTGCACTTTCAGAGGTGACAAGGGAATTTTAGAAATATCTAAAAAATTCTTTTTACCTAAAAAAGTCCATAATGATAATGTTGTAAATGCTGAAGTAAGTCCGTTTGCTAAAGCTATGCAAAGCCTTACAAATACAGACAAGGGTGTTATTGGTGCGATTACTACTTTAACTCAAGCCAAAGAGGGTACACCTGCGATTAAAAGATTAAACAATGAGATTGACGAATTATACTCGGTCATCATTAAATCTTTGGAATTGATTGCGAACTCTAATACCAAGAACGCACAGCAGACGTTATTAGATATTCACGCAGATGTTCTAATGCACTTGAGTGCTGACAATTTTAACTCACAATTCCCTAAGGTTAAACTTCACAAAGTTGAATTTAACCCAAGAGTTAAAAACACAGTTATTGATTTGAATAACGGTGGAGATGTAATTAAATTTGTATCAAATCTATAATTACCAAAGCTAACAATTAAAACCCTTGTGTGAAAACATGAGGGTTTTTTTTTGGGTGTAATATAAATTAAGACTCGGTTTAATACTCAGGTAGTTATCAGGGAAAGTTATAGCTACAAAAATTTACCATACCCCAAAGTCCACCAAGCGATAACAAGATTAATATTAAAAATTTATCTCGGGAATTTATCAGGGTTGCCCCTGAAAATTCCCTCGTAATTACTAGGTAATTATTCTAATGTATTCTCAAATAGTATTTTCTCTAATATCTACCAAAATTTTGCTACAACTTAGGGTGGTATACGGGTAGCCACGGAGGGTACCCTATACTATATACACAAGCTCAACCTAAAATCACCAGAATCCCCTGTTAACTACCCTGTGGCTATATACTAGGGAGTATTATTCTGTAAATCTCGTGGCTATATGCTAGGGTATACCCTAGGGGGTATGTATATTTAGGTATACTATCTATATAAAACCCCCCCTGAGTATTGTTAATACTATTATACACCCACTTTTTACTTTTGTCAATGACGATATGTTACAAAAGTGTCGCACTCTACAAATAATCTTAAAATAGTACTTGACAAAAGTCTATATCATGTGTATACTAGAATCAGGTACACTTTAAAAGGACACACAAACACTACAGCATGCACGCATGCACAATCGGTCATCACTAAACTGTACCTATATGGGAATAACCTAGGATTCCCTACAAAATTAAAAACTATGGCAAAATTTGAAGCAAACATACCAAGCTACTTAAGATCAGGTGCAGGATCTGTACCTATTGATAACAACTTTGCAAAAGTTGACAGTGAGCCAGGAAATTTATCACAGGTTATTGATAACTACACTAATAATTTTAGTGGGGTAATCAAAAGCCCTGATGATATGAGTATGTCTGCACCATCTATGGAGATGGACATGGCACCTAAAGAGATGCCAGTAGCTCAAGCACCAGTTGAAGAGGAAATAAATCCTTTAGATTTGGAAAGTATTATAAAACCTGCAATGAAAGTAGAACAAGAACCTACTATTCCTTCAGATGCAGACATTGAAGATATACTAGTTGCCTAACGTAACTAATAACCTAACTAAAGATATCTCATTCAAAGAGATAATGGAATTAATAAATGCCAGACATGGATTCTACTACACCAAAGACTCAAGAGACAATTTTAACAGATTCAAAAAAGAATTTAACTGTTTCACAGGAGAAGTTCCTAGACGCACTGTTCGGAGAAGCAAGAGGCAACCCCAGAGTAGCAGGGGAATTGGCAGGTTACTCAGAACACTCTTACCCAAAGTTGGTAAGAAGTCTAAAAACTGAAATAGTATCTAGAGCTGAGAACTACTTAGCTGTACATTCTGCAAAAGCTGCTACTAAAATAGTAGAGATGTTAGAAGAAGATGGTACAACTCCACATGCTAACATTAGAATGGAAGCTGCTAAACAGATATTAGATAGAATTGGTATAGTTAAGAAAGAGCACATAGATGTTAATGTAAAAGCATTACATGGTATATTTGTATTACCTGCAAAAGATAATTTATATGGAACTAAAGAAGATCCCAAGAAAGTCTAGAGTTATTCCTTTTGGATATTCTGTAGATGATACTGGAAAAATACTAATCCCTATTGAATCAGAACTACTAGCTTTAGAAGAAGCTAAAAACTATTTAAAAACTTGTTCATTTAGAGAAGTAGCTAAATGGTTGTCTAATAAAAGTAAACGTTATATATCATATGTCGGACTTAAAAAAAGAATCACTAGAGATACCGCTTCCGAAGCCAAAGAAATTAAAGACAGTACGACAGAAAGCAAAACAATCAGCTAAAGAAGCATTAGCAAGAAGTAGAAAGAAAGTTGCAGCTGCTGAGCAAGTATTAAGGTCAGCAAAAAAACATGCCGATAATGTTAAGACTAAATTTAAAACAATAGATAAAACATTAGATGGTAAAGAACAACAACTAATAACACAAGATGTTATTGATAGTGCACCTAAGAATGTTCAAGATCACATTGGTTCACAGAAGATAATCTTTAAACCTAACGTAGGTCCACAAACAGATTTCCTTGCTGCACCAGAACGAGAAGTATTTTACGGTGGTGCTAGAGGTGGTGGTAAATCATACGCCATGCTCATAGACCCTTTAAGGTATTGCCATAAGGCAGGACATAGAGCACTTTTACTTAGAAGAACGATGCCTGAGTTGAGAGATATAATAAATCATTCTCAACGATTATACAGCCAAGCGTTCCCAGGAGCAAAATGGAGAGAGCAAGAAAAAGAATGGAGATTCCCTTCAGGAGCAAAAATAGAGTTTGGTTATGCAGAGAACATGACAGACGCTTTACGTTACCAAGGGCAATCTTACACATGGATAGGAATAGACGAACTTCCACAATATCCTTCACCAGATATTTATAATTTTTTAAGATCGTCACTTAGATCAGTTGATCCTAGTATACCTGTATATTTAAGAGCTACAGGTAATCCAGGTAATGTAGGTTCTCAATGGGTTAGAGAAATGTTTGTTAACCCAGCAGTACCTAATACAACATTTGATATTAGAATAGATACACCAGTAGGGACTAAAATTATAACACGTAGGTTTATACCTGCAAAGTTACAAGACAACCCTTACTTAATGCAGACTGATGACTACTACGCAATGCTAGCGTCATTACCTGATATACAGAAGAAACAATTTTTAGACGGAGATTGGGATGCATTTGAAGATTCGGCATTTCCAGAATTTAAAAAAGATATTCACATTGTTGAACCTTTTGAAATACCTAAAGGCTGGCAGAGATTTCGTGCTGCTGACTGGGGTTACAGTTCTCCTGCTTGTTGTCTATGGTTTGCTATTGATTATGATAATAATCTATGGGTTTATCGAGAGTTGTATACTCAAAAGATTACAGCAGATATTTTTGCACAGAAAGTCTTAGAGCTAGAGCAAGGAGAATACATACGCTACGGGGTCTTAGATGCCAGTACATGGGCAAAGAGAGGTGATGTGGGTCCAAGTATTGCAGAGACGATGATACAGCAGGGATGCCGTTGGAGACCGTCAGACAGAACACCTAAGAGCAGAATTAATGGTAAGCTTGAAATACATAAAAGATTTAAGTTTACTGATGATAAAGGTAAGGAACCAGGACTTAGATTCTTTTCTACTTGTAGAAATTTAATTAGAACTCTACCATTATTACCTTTAGATGATAACAATATTGAAGATATAAATACTCACACAGAAGATCACGCATACGATGCTTTAAGATATGGATGTATGAGTAGACCAATGCATACAAGTTATGCTAACAAACTATACAACCGTAGTAATACTGTAACTAACTTTATTCCCTCAGATAAAATATTTGGATATTAGTATAAGAGAATATAGATGAAAAAAATTAAACTACCTACTATAGATAAAAAGAATTTTCCCTATGCACTAGCAATGGTATACTGGGAAGATATTATCGGATCTTGTGAATGGTCGGATATACCAGATATAAAAAAATCAAAGACAGCTATATGTTGTAGCTTTGGATGGTTAGTAGAACAAAATTCTAACACAACTGTTGTTATGGCAGATTTTATATTTGAAGATAGCAATACAATAAAAACAGGCGGTGGTTATACTACTATCCCAACAAAAAATATAATACAAATTAAGAAAATAAAAATATAGGAAATATTATGGAAATGAAATTTGACCCCAGAGCTAAAGTTAAGCAAGGAGATCTAAGTACAAGTCCTGAAGGTAAACAGCCTAATCAAGCACCTGGAGATTTATTAATATCTCCTAGTAAAGAAGATGTGCTGGCTAATACTGGAGATGGTAAATTTGGATATCACGAACCAAAAAAATTTAAAAGTCAATTAGATGCTAACTTTGATAAGTTGGCTGATGAGAAGGATTACTAATGGCTGACGATAACATGATCTTACCTAAATCTGGTTATGTACCTAAGCAAAAAAATTTGATAAGTAAAGTCAATAAAGCTAGTAATTTTAATAGTGATACAAAAAAGTATCTAGTAAAAGAATTAAATAAAAATATTACAAACTACGAAAACAAAGGTAAGAAACCAGGTATACTAAAAAAAGTTTATAATAATTTATTTAATAATAATAAAGATAAAAAATATGGACAGAATGATTTACTAAAAGGCAGTAAAGATTACTATCCACCAAAACCTTAATAGGAGAATAACATGACAATAACTGGAAGATACAAACATGGTGAACTTGCACCTGATGTTGCTAAAGCTAAAAATGAAAAGCTTGCTATAGATCCAAATGCTAAAGTTAAGCAGGGTTCAGTAGCTGGAGATGGCAATGACAAACCAGGCAAGAAAGATAAAGTAGATCCTGCAATTTTTGCTATGGCAGAAAAAAGAGATTACTAATATTAACAATGGCAGATAAATTAGAAGAGCACAATCCACTTGTTGGGTACGTACAGTCTAGATTTCAACAAGCAGAAACTTCTAGACTATATGACGAAAAACGTTGGCTAAAAGCATACAGAAACTATAGAGGATTATATGGTCCTGAAATGGCTTTTAGAGATAGTGAGAAATCTAAAGTATTTGTTAAAGTAACAAAGACTAAAGTACTTGCTGCGTTTGGTCAAATAATAGAAGTACTGTTTGGATCAGGTAAATTTCCAATTGGAGTAGAACCTACAATTGTACCAGAAAATTTACCAAAGTATGCACACTTAAAACCTAAAGAAATGAGAGGTGACGCACCTAAAGAACCATTGGATAATCCATATGGTTTTCCAGGTGATGGTAAAGAAATACCTCAAGGTGCTACGGCAGATATGCTAATGCAAAATTTAGCACAGGAATATAAGAGTGTAGGATTTGATGAAGGACCTTCTCCTGATAATCAATCAATGCCACAGATTGAACCTGCTAGATTAGCTGCAGAACAATTAGAAAAAATAATACACGATCAATTAGATGGAACTGAAGCTATAAAAATTTTAAGACATGTATTTTTTGAAATGTGTCTATTAGGAACAGGTATATTAAAAGGACCATTTAATGAAGAAAAAATTAATCATAGTTGGGATACAGATACAGAAGCTGAAGAAACTATATATACAGCACATTTTAAAACAGTACCAAAATTAGAAGCTGTATCATGTTGGGATTTTTATTCAGATCCTAATGCAACTAACATGGATGATAGTGAATACGTTATTCAACGTCACTCATTCAATAGACAACAGTTTGCAGACTTAATTAAAAGACCTTTATTTGATGCAGATGCTATTCGTGCATGCTTAGAAGTAGGTCCAAATTATCAAACAAGAAGTTACGAATCTTCTTTATTTGATAGAGAGAACGTAGAGAATTTATATAAGAACAGATTTGAAGTATTAGAATACTGGGGTATAATAGATAAAAATATTGCAGACGAAATAGGATTTAAATATGATGATGCATTAGATATTGTATCAGTTAATGTTTGGATTTGTGGTGGTCAAGTTTTAAGATGTGTACAGAATCCTTTTACACCTACAAGATTACCTTACATGGTTTGTCCGTATGAAGTTAACCCTTACCAATTTTTTGGTGTAGGTGTTCCAGAAAATATGGAAGACTCACAAGCAGTTATGAATGGTCATGCAAGAATGGCAATTGATAATCTAGCACTATCTGGTAATTTAGTATTTGATGTTGATGAAACATTACTAGTACCAGGTCAAGATATGAAAATATTTCCTGGTAAAATATTTAGAAGACAGAGTGGTCAACCTGGAACAGCAATACATGGAGTTAAGTTTCCAAGTACAACTAATGAGAACATGATGATGTTTGATAGGTTTAGACAATTAGCTGATGAAGCTACTGGTATACCTTCATACTCCCATGGTCAAACAGGAGTACAATCTACTACAAGAACAGCATCAGGTATGTCAATGCTTATGGGTGCTGCAGCATTAAGTATTAAAACAGTTATTAAGAATGTTGATGACTATTTATTAAAGCCCCTAGGTAATACAATGTTTCATTGGAATATGCAGTTCAATGATGACAAGCCTGAGATAAAAGGTGATCTAGAAATTAAAGCAAGAGGGACATCGTCTCTAATGCAAAAAGAAGTTAGATCACAAAGACTGATGACATTTATGCAAACAGCGTCTAATCCAGCATTAGCACCATTTGTTAAATGGCATACAATATTAAAAGAAGTTGCAAAATCACTAGACATTGATCCAGATCAAGTAATAAATGATCCAGAAAAAGCAGCGATATTTGCAGAAATAATGGGGATGAAAAATGGAAATCAAACGCCTACAGGCACTGGTGGACAACCAGGTTCAATGGAAAATATGGGAGGAGTACCTCCTGGAGCTTCGGCAGCAGATCCAACAGGAAATGGAGGTGGCAACATCGGAACAGGTAATGTACCGTTGCCAGGGGAAGCTGGTTTTGCTTCGCCAGATACTGAACCTGGAATCGGCAAGCCGACACAGTAAAACTAATCAAGGAACTTAATGAGCCAATATTCACTTTCTTATGATAGTAGTGGTAATGCTAGTTTAGCAGCTACAACTACTACACCAACAAGAGCAGCTACTCCATCTAAAGATTGGAAAGTAAGTGACTATGTTTCTCGTACACAAGATTATGGAGTTACAGAAACTTTTAAAGATAAGAATACTCCTGAAGAACAATTAAAAACTATACAGAAAATATTAGTACCAAGTGGTAATGATAATAATGATAATAATGATAAAGATGTTAAAATTAACTACTCACCTGAATTTGATTGGAAAAATTATACATATACAGAAATGGTAAAAGCATTAGGTATTGATGCTGCAGATAACTGGGTTAATGCATATAATATAGAAAAAGGAGCTAGTGCATTATCTAAAGGATTAGGTATAGCAGGAATATTTACACCTATTAGTGTAATAGCTAAAGGTGCAGCAAAAGGAACAGCATACGCTGCAGAAAAGTATAAAGAAAAATTAGTTAAAGAATATATGAATTCAGATTATTATACAGATAAAAATAAAATGCATGAATTAGAATATGAATTAACTGGTGACTATGATTCCTACAGTGATATAAATTATGAACCTAACTATGGTAATGAATACAAAGAAGGAACAGTATTTGACGCAGAAGATGAAGAAAGTTATACAACAACTACAACAACTGCCCCATCATACACACCTAGTCCTGGAGACAATGGTTTAGGTGGTAATAATAATGATAATACTGGAGGTGGTGCAGGAAGTGCAGGGGCATCAGATCAATTTTCTAATAAATCAGGAAGAGGTAGAACAGGATATTAAATATGGCAATAGATTATAAAGGAGAACCAGCAGTATCAACTACAGGAACAATAGGGGCAACTCCCTTTGTACCTCAGCCTGCTGATACGTCTAGTTTAGTTGATAATATGGCACAGCAACAAGAACAAGGTGCTGGTTTAGTAGAGAGACCACAACCAGAGAGTGCTACAGGAAGTCCGCAAATTGACTTAAATAGTTTGCAAGATGATGATAAGCGAATATTAAATGTTCACCTAACACCATCTTTGAAAAATGTTTTTAATAAAATATTTGGTGCAGACTTATTCCCAGGAATAGGTATAGGGGAACCTACAATTAGTGTATCAAAAAAAATAATTGAAAACAGATTTGGTAGCGTTGACAAATTTATGTCAATGGTTAAACCAATAGAACAAGATGAAATTGTGCCACCTGCTAATACGCAAGGGATATTATCTCCTAAAGTATAGCAGCCCACAAAATTATGGAAGCGAGCTACCCTTATCCATAAGGCACTCAACCTAAGAGGAAAAAAATAATGGAAAAGAAAGAAGAAACTAAACTTTTTAAAAAGCCAGAAGGCAAAGAAATGTATCAAAAACACAGAGATGATGTTAATGATGCAGAAACTGAAGCATTCGCAAAAGGTGAATTAAATAAGTTTAATCAAGAACAAGCAGAAGCAGCAACCGTTCAAGAGGACACAGAAACATCTGAAGAAATTGCAAGCTCGGATATTAATGCTACTCCTTCAACTGAACGCCCTGAAAATGCAGAAGATCGTGTTTTTAAGAAACGTTATGACGATTTAAAAAAACACTATGATTCTACTTTATTTAAGCACAAAGATGAAGTTAGAACTTTAAGAACGCAATTGGAAACAACTACTAAAGATTTTGTTCCACCTAAATCTAAGACTGAATTAGAGGCTTGGAGAAAGGAGTATCCCGATGTTTATGATATGGTTGAAACCATAGCTATGACAAAGGCTGATACTAAAGCTAAGGAGATTGAGGAGAAATACCAAGTTCTTCAGAAGCAACAGGAGCAAATTACTAAAGAAAAAGCCGAAGTAGAATTGTTAAAAGCACATCCTGACTTTACTGAGATTCGTCAAAAAGATGAGTTTCATGAGTGGGCTAGTAAACAAGATCCAGTTATTCAAAGTTGGTTGTATGAAAATACATCTAACTCACAATTAGCTGGAAGAGCTATTGATCTTTATAAGATGGATAGTGGTCTTAGTAGCCTAACAAAAAAACAGGAAACAGCCGTTAAGAATGAAGCAGCTAAAGCTATAACAAAAACTAACAGAGCTACAGAATCAGATATTCCCACAAAGAAAATCTGGTCTAATTCTGAAATTGGTAAGATGGATAGAAGAACGTTTGAGAAGTTTGAAGCAGAAATCGATGACGCATCAAGAGAAGGTAGGATTCAACCTTAAACTAACAACTATAAACAAAGGCAAACATTATGGCAACAATGGGAAAAGCATCTGGATACCAAAATTTACCATCAGGTAATTGGGCTCCAGCAATTTATAGTCAGAAGGTTCAAAAGTTTTTCAGAAGAGCATCAGTTGTAGAAGACATTACAAACACTGATTACGCTGGAGAAATTGAAAATTTTGGCGACACAGTAA